CCAACTCACACTCGACGTATTGCGAATACGCGGCCTGGGTTCGTTCATTTGAACATTCCTTTTTGATCTTCCCGAACGCCATTGTTATCTGGCGCAAGGTCTGGATCGCCTGTATTGACGGATCGTCGAGCAAACACCCACTCCAACGGTCGAAGACCAACTCCATTAGCCCACCTAGAAATCTAGGAAGCTTACCCCGCTTGCCGAAACCGGCAAACAGGGAGGGAGTGACAGCATTATCGGAAAGAGCCTTTTGGAGGTCCTTTCCGAATGCTGGCAGGGTAATCGTGATAAACGATTCCCCCTCGGCTTCGAACCGAACCGCGACAGTTTCAAAGTCGCGGCTGGTGCTTGTGTTACACCGTCTCTCTGCATCTGCAAAGAGACACTGTAGAAGTAACATCAGGCTTTTCAATCATTCCTCCAATGGGGGTAGTGATATCCATAGCCATGGCGTGCAGGGAAGGCTAAGCTAGTTCATCAACATCACGATAATATATGTGATTATCAGAACGAGCATCAACCTCCATGCAAAGGAGAGAGCCAATTAGCTCTCTCCACCGATGAACTTAATCAGAAGGGCGTCGGAAGACGCAGTTAGGGCGGCAATAAGCCCCTTCACAGTATCCTTCTGCTCAGTAACCGTAAGACCGATGGTGGGAACATCAATGTTGACGAAAGCCGACATCGATTCCACCCGGTTGACTCCTGCAAGCAGGGGGTCAGCCGCAATCTTCTGGAAATCCAAGCGCATCGAACGACGCACTCGGGTTTTCCCAGGATTGTGGGTCACACGAAGACGGACGTTTCCGTCATCCTTCGTGTAAATAGCGGTATCAAGGCCACGACCGGTGTTAGGCAGCGAATTCGCTACCCCACCAATCGTGACAGACTGAGGATCGGAAAGTGCCATGGCATTACTCCTTACAGGTGATCATGCGTCCAAATGGGCGCATTACTTGTGGGTGGATCACCGTCGGCTAATACCGACGGCTGCGATTATAGCCAGTTGTTGATCTGTTAGATCTCCAGTCAGGCCAAAACCGAAAGGGGATGCCCTGCCGCGTTGTTTGGTAACACGCGAAATGGTTTGAGAGTATGCGCCCTTAGGCACACGCTCCCAAACAGACCCTAGAGCACTCGTAGGTCTCCGATAAAAGAGACCCTGAGGCCAACTAATGGTCTGCTCCTGAATAGTAGTTCTCATCAGGTAGCCATACTGCATCACGAGGTCGTCAAAAAGTAGCGCAGAAGCGTTACCTACTACGTCACCAAAATTGATGAACCAATCTGACAACCACG